TGAGATTATTCTCATTTGGATTCTCAATCTTGAATACATCTTTCCAATATCCAAATTCAGGGATATATATAGCTAACTGATCATAATCATAAGCATCAATCTTACTGATATGTTCCATAACTATTTGGAAGAATCTCTTTTCTCCTGCACCGCCTCTTGCATCACGAGCCCAGAATAGAATCTTATAAGCAAGGTTCTTATTCTCTGCACGTGCACGGTCAAAAGCAAGTATTATGTCTGATTCCAACATTCTCCTGCTTGCTCCGGCCAGGAAGAACAAATCTAAACAATAGTTTAGGCTTGTTGAATGTGTGACAGCTCCATTAGCTGTTAAAGAATCATACTGTCTTGTTGCATTTACTAATCTTGACATTTTATTTTGATTTAATTGGTTACTAGATAATGTGGGAAGGTGCCCGCCCCCTTTTGGGAGGCAGGCTAGTGGTGCATAACAGAATACTATCTAGAACCAACCTCATTACTGAGAGACAGAGCACCTTCCCGGGTTTGATCCATAAGGATCTTTCTCTGATTGTATAGTTTAGATTTTGTGCTGAAGTATTCATCACACCATGTTCTTACAGGTTGCATTTTCTGTCATTTTATATAGCTTGATAGAAAAATTGCTGTGTGCAACCTTTAAAGTTCTTTGGCCCATCTGCACTCAGTTGTAATAGAGGTAAAGGTTGCTAACCTTTTTTCTCGAACCATTATATTACAACTGCTCAGCCTTTGGAACTGAGTTGTGGTGCATTAACCAGGCTACTATTAACTTATTTCCTATAAAGTAAATATTGCTGTAGTAGCCTTTTATTGCAGAATGCTTTTTATTTATAACCAATTAAATATATGTTTTAATTGCTGGAGCATTCATTGTTTTTATTCTTCAGTTTGTGAATCTTCTTCACAACACTGTTGGCACATATGAAATTCATCACATGTACAAGTTAATTCTGGAGATATGCTGTATAGCATATACATATCCATAGCATCTTCGTATAGCATAAACTGTAAAATTAATTAATTATCACCTAACATTGGAGTCAACATTCCCGCCCAAAATAAGCACGAGAAGCCAATGGAAGGTAGAATATTACTTCCCATTGACATCAAGATACCCATAAATGAACCTAACAAAGCAACACCAAACAAATAGTATCCTATATTCTTCATTTTGTTAGAGATTAATTATTACTTCCGGAATACCATCTTTATCAAGTATTCTCTTTACAGTCTTACCACACTGGTAACGCACATACTGAACCTTAGCCAACTTGCCTTGGAACAATTCAATCATAGTTTTGAAAATCATACAATCAGAGTTTTTAAATTTGAGGACTTGCCTGTGCTAGGTACACAGGACTTGGTTTGTTTAATAATAATAATTGAATGTGCTCAATTACACACTGTACAAGGCACATATGGTTTCCTAGACCATAGAGAAGGATCGCTGAACCCTTATGCTTGTAAGTAAACTGAATTCCACTTCAGTCAGCTGTATTCTCCCAAGTGGAATCTTGTGAAGGAGAATAGATGTAGTAAATACGCTGTCAGGAATTCCCCGCGTAGCATTACCTAGTTTAAATTAAACTCACATAGCTTTATCAATATGCTATATGTAAAATACCTGATTTTTAAGTCTGCACTAACTTTGGATTATAAATGACTGCATAGAAAGGGATCATATCCTTTCTTCATTTACTTAGTACTACATACACATTTGCAGAATGTATATAGAACCCAATAGTAGCCCCACAGGTTTGTCACTGTTTACTAACAGTAATGAACTTTGCTTGACATCAACAACCCCCTCAAGTATAAATACTTGTATGTAAACCGCATAGAGTGCAAAGGTTAAAAACTCCCCCTCGGTTATTTACAGTTGATGTACTAAAAATGGTGTGGCATTATTGGTTAGCCACACAAGTTGTAATCAGGATTTCTGCCTGACCTATGGGCACTACCCCAATTATAAGTGTTTGTTACATAACTAATCTGCACCCTTCATTTGTTCTAGGTGCTGATTATTAATTAATCCACAGGATGTTCATCTAACCACTGATTTATTTCATCAGCAGTCATATATCCTTGTGGATCATGCATGTTTTTGGTATCCCACATTTCAAATGTTCTAACACCATCACCATGTAGTCCGAACCCACCACCAACAATACTAATCATTTCATTAGTTTCATTGTTGTATTCAAAGAGCCATTGATAGGCTCCTGGAATAACTCTGTGTTTCATCTTGGTAAAATCTTCGGGAAACTTTAATGTTCTCATAAGTTGTCTTTGTTAATTAATGAGTCAAGTTGATTATAAGTACCACCATATACTCTATGAGTATTGTAGTTCTCAATCCAGATACTATCTTCTGATACTTCCAAGTAGTACTCAATGTCAATGTTTCCACCAACATCTTCGTAACTACTCGGAGTTTCTGCACCTCTTCTATTAATATCTCCCATAACATATCCAATAGAGAATACTACAACAGATAATAGGGTAAATATGAGAGATGTTGTTAATGCATATCTCTTCATGGTGCTAAGGAATAATCTGCTCTCATAACTACTACCAATCCAACGGCTGGATGTTGGTATCTGTGAACTTCCCGGAATCCTTGTTTCTCTTTATCTAGTATAAGAGAATCAATAGTAACATTCAACTCTAATGCTTTATCTTCTGTAATAGAGACATCTTCATGGAAGGTATAGTCAGAAGGGTTGAATGGTTTGCTAAAGTCTACTATAGAATCTTCTAATAGCTCTTTAATTGCTTTGCTTGAGATACTAATCTCCATATGTGTGTATTTAATTGGTTACAAGGTTTAGCTATATAAAATCTATATAATACTAAAGTATTATAATAGATATATACTATCTAAGTACAAGGTATAGAATAGTAAGTAGTAGGAGTATACATAATAAAGACATACACACTACTATATACTAAGTAAGCTAACTTAGATAAAGCTTTCCGGCACAAACATGTTTCTATCAAGTAGTATTGAGTTATTATATACTCAATAACAACAAACCTGATACCTGATACCTGCAAGTAGCAAGTATATATTTCTATATTTAAACCAAATGAGCCTGTGTCAGGTTCATCTCAATATAGAATGTTTTAAATATGATAGTTCATATTTCATATTTGTGCTTGAAGCACTCTATCAAGAGTGCAATTGCACACTATGTTATGGGCTAGAAGAGAAAGGGAAATATTTCAGGTATGAAAAAAATAAAGAGTAACCACGTTAGTGGCTACTCTTATATTTTTGCTTAAACTACTTTGTAGTTTTAGCCTTGGCTGTTGTTGTTTCAACAACATCCATAGTTGCATCTTCAGATGCTACTACCTCAGAATCATCTGATTCTGATGCTGTGAAGTCTTCTTCATCAGCCTCATCTTCATCATCATCAAGCAAGCTTGATGCAGAGGAAGATACAGGTGTGCTATCAGCATACCTCTTTGCTGCTTCAGCAGCAATGGCCTGACCTAAGTCAGCGCCCATGCTCTTGGCAACAAGGGCATCAAATTGCAGGTCACTCTTATCAAGAGTGAATGAACCTGCATTGTCACCCATTTGTATTTGATACAAAGGGTGCCAAATATTCTTGCCCGGTAACGGGTAAGAAGTGAAATACAACGGAGTTTTATTTCCATTGCTCAAGATGGGTTTCCCATCTGGAGTAGATTTAAAGACAGGTTCTCTGTCTTTATAGTTGTTCTTAACGAAGTTAGACAACTCAGAAGAAGTTCCTTGAACTTCATAGATGGCTAAGGCCCCGCCTTTGCCCATCTTAAGGAATTTTGCTTTTAGCATAATTTATTAATTTATTGATTTATCAATATAAGTTTAGGGCTAGAAAAAAGAGGGAAAAATAGGTTAAAGGACCTTAGTCCTTTAAGCCTATTTTATCTTCAGATGTGACTTTGTCTTCCAAAGTCTCATCATATTGGAATGAGCCTGTCTCAATCCAATTATAGATTTCTGCCTTATAGGCATAATCTATACATGTGCCATCTTCCATGAAGATTGCATATGTCTTTCTACCCTCATGTTCATCTTGAGGGGTTATTGTGCCTGTCCACAGGTACAATACAAAAATTAATTTTGTTAGCATAACTAAATTGATTTACTTAAAATGGGTTTATACATTTTAAGTCAAGGGCTAGCAAGAGAGGGAAAAAAAAGGGGTTTACCCCTTTCTCCAGATTTTGGTTTGGTCAAACCAAACATCATAATCTAGAAGCCCAGCTTCTATAGCTGCCATAGCAGCTTCTTTGAGGATGCCATCATCCGAGAACCTGACACCTGAAAGGTAGTCACCTTCTTTGCCATATCTGGCTATGACAGTGTGGCAATATGGTTCTTCAGAACCTTGTGTGCAGAAATACAAATCATAATTTGTATTATCTCTGCTCACAGATTTTAAATGTGTACATGCCTCACAATCGTGAGCATGGAAAGGTTTAAAATTTTTCATAATAATAAATTTATTTATTATATGACTTGGGCTAGTTACAATAAAGATAAAGGGAAGATTACTTCCCTTTCTTTATTGTTAGCTCACCATGGACTTTGACTGCATAGACAAAGCCATTGGTGCTTGCCTTAAGATCTACAAGGTAGAGCTTACCAGGCTTCAAAGCTTTAGCTTTGGATTTGCTAATCACAAAAGGCTTCATGCCGTTGGGATAGCAGATCACACTAGTTTTAGAATGAGGGTTAGATATAACCCGAGTTATAATACTATTCATAATATATAATTTAAATTTTATATTATGACAAGGGCTAGCAGCACAGCTGTCTTATGTCAGAGCTTGTGATGACATGACAGCTAGTGTGACATGCACAGCATGGCACAGTCAATTGAAACATTTTCTGCCAGGAAAATTTTCATAGACAGATGGACAAATTCATTTGGCCAGCTGGCTTGACTGGGGGGTACCACCAGCCGAGCGGAAGGGCCGGGGGGTCTGGAGTGAGGCCCCATCACAACCTCTAATATGTTATGGTACCAGTACCGGAAATTTTTTGTATATTATAGTATGGAAATAATTTTGAAAATACAAGGTGAGGAGTATTCTGTCTCTAGAGAGATAGATAATCCTGATGCAGACAATGTTATGTTTGCTATAGAGAGTTTGGTAAGTAAAGTCCCGGGGCTTGATAATGATGCCATAGAAGAGTATGTTATAGCCTGGGCTGAAGAAATTCAAAATAAAAGATTAATTTAGCTTTATGAAAAAGATTGACATGGGTAAGTATGTACTCCTTGTGGGTAAGGATGCTACTGAAATATTTGATTATTACTCTGTAGATGAAATGCACGGGTTAAATCTTAAAGATGCCAAGGCAGAGGAAATAGATAAGACTGTAGGCAATGGAGTTTATATTTATGGGTGGACTAACTATGATCCAGCTGATAAGAAACTCACAGCAAAAGCTCCATACAAACCATTCTTGTTTTTGAACCTAGGTGCATTCAAGAGATATTCTGTTACAGAGAAAGCCACAGCTGTTATGCATGAAACTATGCATATGGCAATCTTGTTAAACAACTGGAAGATTACAGATAAGGAAGAAGAAGCTATAGGTTTTGCAGAAGATGAGGCTAACAAGATTATTGATAAACTAGGCTTTGATAAAAAAGAAGAGCCAAAGAAAGGTTTCTTTAAGAAATAATTATTACCTTTACCATACTTCGATTGATTACTTCATTTTGATGAGACCCTGGTAGCAATACCGGGGTTTTGTTTTTTAGAAAATATTCCTACCTTTACAGAGTTCATAATTTATTGGTTTAATTGATTAATAACTGAGAGCCCCAGAAACATCTGGGGTTTTTAGTTTATAAAAGATTTATACCTTAAAAGTTTAAAAACGGTATTTAATTTAAATAAACTTTATATATTTGTTTTCAAGATAAATTATATGAAGTGACACTAGAGTTAAAAAGGTTATGGTTACTTGTTGCAGAGAAATCAGACTCTAACTTAGAAGCTCGTATGGTTTATGATGAATTACTCAAACAACTCAATATGTCAAAGGATACAACTGTGTTAGCAATCACAGAAACAGAACACGGATTAGAAGTGAGAATCAGTGAAAAGGCTTATGGTAATTTAGCTATCATAGGTTTAGTAGAACAGATCAAGTTTAACTTGCTGAATACTGAAGACACTCCTGAACTTGACAAATCAAAAATTAACACAGATCAGAAGTATGACGCGTAAGTTTAGAAAGAAACCTGTAGAGATAGAAGCTTTACAATGGACAGGAGAAAACACTAAAGAGATTGTAGCTTTTTGTTCTGATTGTTTTAGCTATCAAAAAGATAATGTGAATGTTCTAGTTATCAATACTCTTGAAGGAACCATGAAAGGTTCAATAGGAGACTATGTAATCAAAGGTGTTAAAGGAGAGTTTTATGCATGTAAGCCAGATATCTTTTTGCTTACATATGAAGAAGTAACAAATTAAAATCAACAAATATGAAACCGTTTAGTTTATTAAGAGGAAGAAGAATTATTATTAATGTTCCTGAGAGAAAAGAATCAGCAATCAAGTTAAGTGAGAAAGATCAAGATGCTCTTATGTATGAAGCAATGAAAGCTTGGTTAAAATTAACAGTGTACGCAGTTGGTGACAAATGTGAGGATATAAAAGAAGGAGACATTGTTTATATTCCCTATGCATCATTAGAACATTCTGAGAAGATTGATCTTGATGGAACAGTGAGATTGATCTTGAATGAAGGTGACGTTGCAATAATTTGGTAGTCATGGCAACTAGAGATAATAATAAATATACTCCTAGTCCAGGTGATGTATATTCTCCGTATAAAGGTATGGCTGATAATGTTTATGGAAAGGACACATATATTAATAAACCATCTTGTCCTACAGCAACAGAAATAGACTGGCAGAAAAGAGTTGTAAACTTAGATCAAGGACCAAGACCTCTGTACTATGGAGGTGTAGACAATCCCTATGAAGTATTTAATGTTTTAGAAGCCTGGGAATTGGATGATGATTTCTACTTAGGTAACGTGATTAAGTATTTAGCTAGAGCTGGGAAGAAAAATAAATCTACAAAAAAAGAGGATTTACAAAAAGCTTTAGTATATTTACAAAGAAGAATTGATAATTTATGATGCTTAAAGGTGTTTTATTTATATGTGGTTTACTAGCAATAGGGATTCTGTTTTTGTTACAGAATGCCTTTAGCAAACCTATTTATAATAAGATGTCCAATGTATGGCAAGATGATCAAGATGGTAGACAAATGGCACACATCATGATTGTAGCTATGATAGTAATTGGATTCTTATTAGGTATTCTCGTCAGTTAATTCTGCTGTTCTCCCGGAAAGTCCCTAGAATTTTTTCTAGGGATTTTTTTTATTCAATAATTTTTTGTATATTATAGTAAGTATATATTTATAAAATCAAATATCATGAGCTTAGTAGAATATAAAAGCCCAGTTCTAAAGAAACCAAAGTTTGGCTGGCAAAGATATCAGTTCGGAAATAAGTCTGCAGCTGAATTAAAGTTATCTCTTTGGGATGCTAATCTATCAGAAGAGTCTGTATCTGTCAATGTAGTTGCTGTACCAGGTGCACAAAAAGTAAAAGTTACTTTGAGTTTAAATATAACAAGTAAAGTTACAGGTACAGGTAGTCCTAAAAACTTTGTTGTAGTAGACATGACTATTTCTCCATATACAACACAAGCACAACTAGCAAGTGAATTAAATAAAGCTCTTCCTTATTTAGGACAGTTTGTTTATCATGATGACTTACAATCTATTGTATTAACTATTGATAAAACATACTTGAATAATAATCCTCTTGATGAGTTTGATCTTGTGTCATCATTTGGAATAGCACTCACACTATAATGGTAAAGTTTATAGCAATATCACCAGATCCATATCTAAAGACTGAGAATGATATGGCACCTGCTAAGTTTGGGCATCTTAATGCACTCTTAGCAAATATTAGAAGAGAATATCCAGACAATGCTGCGGCATGTCTAGCAGGATTAAAACCAGGAGAACTGTATAGTACTCCAGACGGAACAGTAAAAATTGTTAAATAATTAAATTATAGAAATTATGCCAATTAAAGAAGAAGTAGCAGCACAAAGACCAGATGTTGCAGAAAGAAGACCTGTAGGTGTAACAGTAAAAACAATCACACCAACTGTATTTTTAACAGGATTATATACTGCAAATCCAGAAGCTAAAGCAACTGAGCTAACAAGACTTTTGCAAAATTTACTTGAATTTGGTATTTGGGAAAATGTACTAGATGCTGCTAAAAATGGTGTTCCAGCAGGAACATATGTTGTAGTAGATGATCCTAAAACTCCAGCTAAAGATTTTTCAGTACAAATTGTACCAAAGATTTTTAAGAAAAGACCTGCAGATGCTGTTGAAGTTGGACCAAGACAATAACTAAATTAAATACCCTGAGTAATCGGGGTATTATTTCTTAAAACTAAGAACCATGTTAAATAACATATCAAACTTTTTTAGTCTTATCACCGGAAGAAGAGTAAAGAAAACTCTTGCTCCTAATGATATGATTGCTATTGGTGTAAGAAACCCAGTAACTCAGTCTGACTTCCAACCGGCAGCTATCTTTTTTAAAGATCTAGAAGCACAACTTGGAGGTGGTGGTGCAACACCAACATTACAAACTGTAGTTAATGCAGGAAATAGTATTACTAACTTTGGTGGTATAGGTACTGCATCTATTAGCTCAACAAATTTTGTAAATAAAAGACAATTATTCTTAAATGATAATGGATATCCTACTATCAGAATTGTTGATAATCTAAATGCAGCAAATAATCTTCAGATTGATATTGATACTTTAACATTAGATGGAGTATCATACAACTGGTCAAGTATTGTAAATCAATTACCTTCTTGGTTAGAATATAATGCTACTGATAAAACTATTTGGAATAATGGTCAAAGTAATCAGCAAACTAATACATCATATGGGGAATCTGCATTAAGATCTAATACATCAGGTCAACAAAATGTAGCAATAGGTTTTAATGTATTACAATTTAATACTGGAGGTATTCAAAATACAGGAATAGGTTGTAATGCTATGTATAGTAACCTTAATGGTAACTATAATACGGGTATTGGTAGAGGAGCATTATTTAGTAATAGTACAGGTTCTTTTAATACAGCATTAGGAGATGCAGCATTGCTTAATAGTAATGCTGCTGATAATACAGCTGTTGGTTATAGTTCACTAGTTAATAATACAACCGGTGCTAGAAATACAGCTATAGGTTCATTTGCATTAGGTAATACTACTACAGGTATTAATAACACAGCACTAGGTGTGGATGCTCTTAGAAACAACACAATAGGTACTGAAAATGTAGCTATTAGTTATGAAGCATTAAGATCTAATACATTTGGATTTAGTAATATAGCAATTGGTACACAAGCACTTAGAGCTAATACAACCGGACTACAAAATATTGCAATTGGTACAAATGCATTAACTAGTAGTATTACAGCAGATAACAATATTGCAATCGGAAGAGATAGTTTAAGAAATAACAGTTCTGGAACTCAAAATATTGGAATAGGTATCAATGCTTTGGTAACTAATACTACAGGTGTTAATAATATTGCAATCGGTATATCTGCTTTGACCAATAATACAACAGGTTTTCAAAATGTTGCACTTGGTGTATCTGCTTTATCCAGTAATAGTTCTGGTATAAATAATACAGCAGTTGGTCAATCTGCATTACAAAACAATAGTACTGCAAGCAATAATACAGCTGTTGGAGTTCAAGGTTTAGCTAACAATACAACAGGTTTTAGTAATACTGCTATTGGTTATCAAGCATCATATAATAATACTACAGCAACTGAAAATGTAGCAGTTGGAAGTGAGGCTTTAAGACTAAATTCAATAGGTAATGCAAATACAGCTATTGGTTGGAGAGCTTTACAAAATAATACTAATGCAGGTGGTAATACAGCTATAGGAAGAGGAGCTATGGCAAGTACTAGTACTGGTAGTAGCAACACTGCTGTTGGAACTGACGTATTATTTACAAATACAACCGGATTTAATAATGTAGCAATTGGAAATAGTGCTTTACTTGCAAATAGTACAGGATCTAGTAATACTGCTGTAGGTGTAAGCACATCATCTGGAAATTTTAATGGTAGTACAATTTTAGGATTTGGAGCTACAGCAACTGCAGCTAATCAATTTGTAGTAGGATCATCAAGTACTAATGCAGGCGCTGTTACAGCAGAAGTAAACACTTCTTCTAATGTTTGGAATGTAGTAATTAACGGAGTAGCAAGAAAAATTTTATTAGCATAATTATTAATATATTGAATCATGGAAAATACAATCACATACACCCCAGAAGAAGTAGCACAATCAGTATCTGCTGCTTATGATAGTTTTAACTTAATTAATGAGTTAAATGCTAAAGAGAGTCTTACTGAAGAAGAGACAGCAACATTAGACCGTAATGTAGAGCACATCAGAATTATGATAGGTAAAACTTGGTTTGTAGCCGGTCTTACTGATGTACAAATAACTGAGCTACAAGCAATATGACAGAAGAACAAGCAATTGAAGTTCTAAATCAAGCTTTAGATCAAGGGTTTAAAAAAGGAGTTTACTCACTACAAGATGCAGCATTTGTTGTACAAGCTCTTGTGGTGCTCTTTCCTCCTAAAGATATAGAAACAATAAAAACATAGAACTATGTCAAATAGTATAGGAAATTTAAAGAACAGTGGCCTACAAGGAAATAACTTTCCATGGCAACTTAAAATGTTGCAAGGTCTTCAAGCAATATATGATGAAGTAAAGCTACCATTGACATGTGCTGAAGACTCAGTAACTATATGTAGTCCTGCAGGCGGTTTAGATGTTAACTTACATGACGGAGCTGGAACTGCAATTACTAGTACAACTATTGGTGCGGATACAGGAGTTGATGTTAATATTATAGGTGGTGTTACATTAGAAGTTAATCTTGATGCTGCTAATGATCAAGTTGGAATATATGGTTATACAAACCCAGCAGATCCTTCAACATATACAGGTATTAAAACAGATGCTTCTGGTGTTTTAGCAATTCAAGATAACGGAGGTTCTATTACTATAGATGCTACATCACTTCCTCTTCCTACAGGTGCAGCTACTGAAGTTACTCTAGCTGCAGTAAACACTAAACTTACAGCAGCAACAAGAACTCCTGGTATTAGAACTTATGTGAATGTAACAGGTGCTGTAGTTTCTGGATTGTATAGCTTCTCAATTGCTAATGTTGGATCTGCTTCAGGTCTAGTTGATGGTGAAGTATTACCAGCAGGAGTTACAATTAACTTTGATGCAGGTGCCTTAAACAATACATTAGGAGGTTTATCATTTGATGCAACTGGAACCACTTTTGTAGTAACAACTATATCTTAAGATAATGGGTACTATTATATCTTCATCAGGTTTATCTAGTCAATCTATATTGGTTAATGACCCAATGCTTGCTGATGCATTTGGAAGACTAAGAGTATCTAATCCATTAACATTATTTGATTCATCTCATAGATATAGAGATAATGGATTATGGAATACATTTCCTACAAATGGAGGAACTGCTGTATTTAGTCCAAATGAGGGATTAGTAAACTTAAATATAACTGGTACAGCTGGATCTCAAGTAGTAAGAGAGACTGCAAAAGTATTTTCTTATCAACCTGGAAAGTCATTGCTAGTATTCAATACATTTGTAATGGCTCCTGCTCAAACTAATCTAAGACAAAGAGTAGGTTATTTTGGTACTGATAATGGTTTATATATTCAACTTAACAATAGCACATTAAGCTTTGTAGAAAGAAGTTTAGTTACAGGAATAGTTACAGAGTCTGTTGTAAATCAAGCTTCTTGGAATGCAGATACAATGGATGGTAATGGACCATCAGGAGTAACTTTAGATATTACTAAAGCTCAGATATTCTTTATGGATATTGAGTGGTTAGGAGAAGGGACTGTAAGATTAGGATTTGTAATAGATGGTGATTTCATAGTTTGTCATAGATTCAATCATGCCAACTTAATTACATCTACTTATATTACTACTGCATCTCTACCATTAAGATATGAAATTACAAATACAGGAGTTACAGCAACAGCAAGCACATTAAAACAAGTTTGTTCTACTGTAATATCCGAAGGAGGATATGAGTTAAGAGGCGCGCAACAAGCTATTGGAACACCTATCTTAACTCCAAGAACATTTCCTGTAGCAGGAACATTCTATCCTATTGTAGGTATAAGATTAAAATCTACTAGATTAGATGCTATTGCTATTCTTACAGCTGTTTCATTGTTAGGATTAGGCAATGGTAAAAATTATGCTTGGAGAGTAGTTCAAGCAGCAACTATAACTGGTGGAGCTTGGGCAACTACTGGAGCTGATTCTTCAGTAGAGTATAATTTAACAGGTGCATCTGCTGCTGGAGGTAGAATATTAGCACAAGGATATGTAAACTCATCTAACCAAGGTTCTCCAAGTATCAATATATTAAAAGAAGCTTTGTTTGCTACTCAACTAGAAAGAGATACATTTACAGGAGTAGCTTATGAAATAGTTATTGAAATGGCTATTGATGCTACAGGAGGAACTTTAGGAGCATATGCTTCAGTAGATTGGGAAGAAATAAGTAGATAAATAAAAGGATATGAGTAGTATAATAAATAGAAATTTACCAGGTGATGCATATGATGCAGCTGTGGGTGCAAATACTCCATCTGGATCCAATCCTTATGCAACACAGTTAGATCTTGCAAATATTAATAACCCAGGCAATGCTAACTTATTAATATCTGGAGGAGCTTCTTGGTCTGGTACAGGTATGGTATTTAATGTATCAGCTTTAGTATACCAGATAGCAGGAATACAGTTTTCAGCAAATGCTCAGAATGTAACATTGCCGGCAAGTAATCCAACATTACCAAGATTTGATGCTATAGTTGTAAATGAAAATGGTGTAGTTTCAGTAATTTCTGGAATTCCTGCTTCAAATCCTCTTACTCCTGCAGTAGATGAAAACTATGTACTTATCCAGTATGTATTAGTAGGAGCTGGTTCAACTACTCCTACAGTAACAAATCAGTTTGTTTATAGACAAGGTTCTACACCTGACTGGCTTACATCATCTGTTGCTGGTGCAGCACCTTCTTTATCAGTAAATTTTACAAGTACATTTCCAGTACCTTTTGAGGGAGCTGAGTGTACATTAATTACTGCTCCTACATATTCAAATAATTACAGTTTAAAATATGTAGGTTATGCTAAACCAACTGGTAATATATCTAGATCAACATTTGCTTTTCTAACCTTTAGAGTTAATCTACCTGTTGCTTTACCATTAAGAAATGTTATTGTAGTTCTTTATAATAATGCCACAATTATTGGAGCTATTTCTGCTACAAACTGGGGATTAAACATGACTAGCATAAATACTTGGCAATTAGTATCTATACCTACAAATGCATTTGGAAATCTTGCAATAAGTACAATTACATCTGTTAGATTTTTAATGAGTGGTAATACAGCTAATACATTTGCTACAGGTTTTGATAGATATGCTCTAGATGATATTAAGTTTCAGTCAGGGTTTGGCCCTCAAGCAAATATAGCTACAATTGATCTTTCTGAAAATGCAACAAACATAGGTAGCACATCAAAAATAAATTTTATTTCAGGTGCTGGAGTAGAGTGGTCTGTTATAAATGATGCTATTAATAATAGAATAAATGTAGCAGCTAACTCTGTAAATGCTTATGTAATACCTGAAATAAATTTTGCAGGAAGAAGTTTAATACCTGATGACGCTGGTAAATTTATTATAATAAATTCAGGAGCTGTCTCTGAAACAATGTCAATACCTTTAAATACTGTACAACCTATAATGGTTGGTGCAGTAATAAAAATAGTTCAAGAAGGAGTTGCAACTGTGATAGTAGCGGCTGATCCTGGAGTAACCTTATATCCTGCATCTCCTAGTCCTTCTCCTAGCATTTATAAAGTAGCTACACTTACAAAAACAGATATAAATAAGTGGTATATAGAATATAGCAATTAAGATATGAAAACAATATTTACAAAATTAGTAACATCAGCAGGGTATAGAGACATGAATCATTTTGTAGACAGTGCATTCCATCCACAGATGGCTGGAACTTGTGCTGGGTTTAGTGCTTTTTTTGCTGGAGTAGCTTATTATTTTAATGCCGTATTTGGTATTGTATTACCAGTAGGTATTGGTATTATACTCTTGTTTGCTCTTGAGTTCTATACAGGTCTTAAAGCTTCTAGAAAAGAAGGTAGAAAGTTTGATTCAGAATTGTTTGGTAAAGGTTGGTTTAAACTGTTTGTTTACATGTTGATGATTGGAATATCACATGCAATGTCAATTAATATAGAAATAAAACCTATCTTTGGAATGAAATTTAATGTTTATGAGTGGTTACATTACGGGTTTTATAATTATATAATTATAAATTTGTTCTGGTCAAACTTAGAAAATTTTAAAAGATTGGGTTGGACAGAACATATTGCCTTATTAAAGCAACTATCTAAATATGTAAAGGACGAACCAATAAAACCAAAAAATGAAGAAGAAAACTCTTAGAGAAAGGTGGAAAGCTAAAACACCTAAATTCTGGAAGAGAGTCCAAAGATGGGCTATCATTACAGGAACAGTAGCAGGAATTGTTATTGCAGCACCGGTAGCATTACCAGCTGCAGTTATTACAACTGCAACTTACTTAGCAACAGTTAGTGCTACTATAGCAGCAACTTCCCAGTTAACTGTTGAAGATAATAAAGAAGAAAAAATTGTAAATCCCTAAATAAAATAAAAATGGCAAAGAAAGAAGCAAAAATCAAAGACATTGAGGTTGAAGTAAAAACCAAAAAAGTCACTGCTAAAGTAAAAAAAGAAGGTAAGAATGTTGATGTAGTAGTTGACACTCCTAAAGTTGATGTAGAAGTTCATGCAACTGAAGAAAAAAAAGAATTTAAATTAGATAGTGAGAAGCTAGATGTTAATGTAGTTAAAACTGAAGAAGGTACTACTGTAACAGTTGATGCTCAAAATCCTTTATTAAAAATAGCAGGTAAAATACTATCTAAAGTTTGGATTAAAAAATTCAAGAAATAATAACTTGTAGTGAAAAATCTCCCAAAAGAAGAGTTACTAAGTAGACTAGAAGCCATTAATAGAAGTAATGCTATTATCTACTTTGACCTTAGTGGTATTATACTAGGGGTTAATGATATTTTTTTGGAGGCAATGGGTTATGGTAAAGGCAACCATGATGATATCATTGGTAAACATCATAGCATCTTTGTATGTGATGATTACTCAAGATCACTTGAATATGAGAAGTTTTGGGACATCTTAAGAAGTGGTAAGTACTATACCGGTGAGTTTGAAAGAAGAAGAAAAGATGGAAGTCTTATTAATCTTCAAGCAACTTATAATCCTATTTTAAATGAGGAGGGTAAGATCACCAAAGTAATGAAGATTGCTACTGACATTAGTGCAATTGTCAATAGTAAGAAACAAATAGATGCTATTAACAGAAGCACAGCTCTTATTGGTTTTAATATTGATGGTTTTATAACAGAAGTTAATTCTATATTCTTAGAAACTATGGGTTATAAAGCCAATGAACAAAGTAAAGTCATTGGTAAGCATCATAGTGTTTTTGTTAGTTATGAGTATTCAAAGTCTGATGAGTATACTAAGTTCTGGGAAAGTTTAAGAAAAGGTAAGTACTTTGATGGAATATTTGAAAGAAGAAAAGTAGACGGCTCTACTATTTATTTACAAGCATCTTATAATCCTGTAACGGACAGTAAAGGAAATATAACAGATGTAGTTAAAATTGCAACTGATATTACTGAAGCTGTTACTAATAAGGCAAAAATAGAGGACCTTACAAAGAACTTGCAAATTGAACTTGCTAATTCTCAAAAACTTAAAAATGCAATTGAGATAGAAAAAGATGCAGCTTTAAATGACTTAGATGTCATGATGAAGAAAAGTCAAAGTGAGTTGATAAAAATAATTGTCAAAGTTGCGTTGTCTGTTATAGTAGGAGTAGGAGCTGTGACAACTGTGTTGTACTGGATGGCTATTGTAACAAATCAAGATACTCAGATCATTGGATCAACATGGAGTAACATGTTCAGTGTATTATTAACAAATGCTTTCTCTATAGTTGGTACAATCATGGGTATCAAGTATGCTACTCAAGAAGGCAGTAAAGAAAAAAAATAAAAATATGAAAAAGATTTTTAAAGAGCTTGTCTCAGATAACAACCAAATAAATGAGCAATCATTTGTAGGAGTAGTAGCATT